TTAGGCCGGTGGCTGTTCCGGTGCCTCTTCGGAAACTGGTCCTTCGTCCACCTCATACGCCTCAATGAGGTCCTCCGGCGACTCCGGATCGCCCCATGATTTCCAGATGGCTCGTCGAGCCACAACTCTTTCCGCTTCGCCGAAGGCCTTCTCGTAAGTTGAGTAGATGCCCGAGATTCCGTCGTCCTCGCCGGAATATGTGATGCACACCCTCATCCTGCAATCCTCTCGATCTCCGAATTATTATGCCCCGGAGCAAGGTGTGAATACCGCATCGTCATGGTGATGTGTTTGTGGCCCATCCACTTCTGGACTGTGGGAAGGTCGACCCCGGCCATGACGAGCCAACTGCAGAACGTGTGGCGCAGCGTGTGCCAGGTGACGCCCTTCACCTTGGCGTCAGTCAGCACGTTCTCGAACCATTTGCGCTGCGCGAGGTGGACGGTCACCTGCTCGGCACCCTTCGCCTTTCTTTTGAGCGGGAAGACCCGGCCCTCGGCGTTGAGTGGCTGAATGGCGCGCAGAGCGTCCCGCACGACCTTGTTCATGGGGATGTCGCGCTGAGAGCCGTTCTTCGTCTTCAGTAGGTGAATCTCGCCGCGGTGCCAGTCTACTTGCTGCCACTCCAACGTGAACTGCTCCGTGAGTCGCATGCCGGTGTTCACAGCAACCAGGAAGCGCGGTAGGCGGCTCGGGCAGCGCGCCGTGATGGCAGCGACGACCCGATCGTACTCCGCGCGTGTCAGGAAGCGGTAGCGCCCCCCTGGTACCTTCTTGGCGCGCATCAGGCGGGCGACATTCCTGTCGGTCAGCCCGCGGATCATCGCTTCGCGGTATCCCGCCGAGAAAAACGAGCGGTACTTGTTGAAGGTGGCGGGCTCTACGCCGCGCTCCGCGATCCACTCGAACAGGACATCGCGGGTGACGCGCTCCAGCGCCATGCTGCCCAGCGCTGGGCGCGCCAGTTCGGCTTTGATTTTGAAGTTGCGGATGAGTGACGGAGTGCCGTGCTCCTCGGCGTACTTCACCGCCAAGTCTAGGAGATCACCAAACGACACCTTCTTCCGGTTCAGTTCGGGCAGCTTCTTGCCCGCCAGCGCCTCCGCCCTGCGCTTGTCGCGCAGTTTGATGGCATTTCCTTTGCTGCCGACCTTCTCGCGGTGCCTGCGGCCTTCTGCGTCGTGGTAATTAATCCACCATTCGCCGCTGCCTTTGACCCGCTCAAAGACGCCGCGATGCTTTACTTCCGGCTTCGCCATGGTTTCCCGCCTACAGCTCGTAGGTGTTGCACCGGGCGATCCGCTGGATCTCGGTGGCCGGAATCATCACCTTGCGCCCAAGACGGCGCGTGGCGAGCTTCTTGGACGCCAGCAGGGTATCCAGGGAGCGGATGGAGATGCTGAGGGCGAAAGCGGCGTCCTTCCGTGAGTACAGGACCTTTTCAATGACTTGTGTCGACATAGCTTCCTCGTGAAGTTGGGCGGTAGATCAGTAGGCCAATGAGCGGCCCGGAGCTTGATTCATGGCCTCGCGAGCCATGTTGCCGTCGTGGACGATCTCGTCGGCGTCGGTATCATCGCTGCCCAGCATGTTCCGCAGCGTCTCCTTCAGCCAGTTCTGGTCGATACGGCGAAGGTCAAGCACGTCGAGGTGGCGACGGAGGAATCGTTCGATACCGGGATGTGTGTACATGCCGGTGGCGTCGGGAACGAGCCAGCCAAGACTGCGCCAGCGCTCGATCGTGTCCGGCGATGCGTGCAGTAGGCGAGCCACTTCGCTGCGTTTAAATCCGGCCCAAACCTTCAGGTGGACCTTGATGACATTGGCGCGGCTACGAACTGCATGCGGGGTCCTGTTGAGGTGCTTCGCCATGGTGTTTGCGCCGCACAGTCCAGCGTGAGCGCGAATGTAGTCGTCGTCGGCTTTGGACCAGGCCCGGCGCGGGTGGGAAATACCCATCTTCTGCGCTTCGTAGCGGAGCGATGGTCGCGTCACGCCGAACTTCGCAGCCATATTCCTCAATGCATCACGCAGGCCGTCGCGAGTGAGATCGGCGGCATATGTGTCGCGCAACTCCTGCAGCATCGCCGGGGTGTACTTGTTCCGGCGGAATTTCTGCATGGTGCACTCGGGACACTTGCCGGTCTTCGGAAACGCTTGGTCCGAACCGCAAGCACAGATGCCGGGGCGATTCACGATACCTCTGGCCATTGGCCACCTCTAGCCGCTACGCGCGGCAATCATGCACTGGTTTTCGTATTGCAGGGGCGACGTGCTGGCCTGGTGTTGCTTCAGGTGCTCCGGCGCAGGGTTTTGCTGCAGGCAGTACGGGCAAAGACTCACAGGATGGCAGTGGGCTTTGTGGCGACGTGCAAAATCATGACCAGGAAGGAAACCAACAACAGGTCTACGGCAATCATTGGGAAGAACATCAGGGCCTCTTTCGTGTGCGTTGTGCACATACAACTGTGATGTGAAATAAGCATCACACGTTGTAGATGCAATGTCAACTCTACATCGCACGCGATGATTATTTCTTTTCAACTGATCTGGTGGAACGGATCGGTGAACGAATCGCAAAACTTCGCGGGAAGCTCAGCCAGCGCCAACTTGCTGTAAAGGCGGGAATTGAGCAGGCTACACTCTCACGCATTGAGCGCGGAGAGATGGATCTCGTATCGCCGCATGTGGCGCGCTTGGCCAAAGCTCTAGCCATTAGCCCAGAGGAACTACTGCACGAACGCTCGAACGTAGAGCCGGTGCGTCTGAATGGGCGACTTGTTCCAGTGCTGGACTTTATCCAGGCCGGAACATTTGCCGGCGTCGCGCCCTACTTCCGAGATGAAGAGATGACCGACTTTATCCCCACGATGGGCGGTCATTCCGAAGACACCTTCGCCCTGCGGATACGCGGGGAATCAATGACGCCAGACTTCCGTGAGGGCGACATTGTCGTTATTGACCCCGAAATCGCTCCGCAACCTGAAGATTTTGTTGTAGGTAAGGACCAGGGAGGGGAAGCGACGTTTAAGCGCTACCACCGCCGCGGCGTCGATCCGGCCACCGGAAATATCCGCTTCGACCTGGTGCCGCTGAATTCAGCGTACGAAACGCTGCACTCAACTGAGCAGCATATTGAGATCGTTGGAACGATGGTGGAGCATCACCGGTATAGGCGTCGCTAATGATGCTGCAATTGATTGCACGAAAACTTGTCTTAAAACATGGCGTTATTTTGGTGTCACGTTTTTGTGTTCACTCTTTCGACTGAATTTTCTTGCTAAGTTAGAAGAGTTGTTGCATCTTACTGGTGTAACAGGTTCACGCTTTAAGAGCGTGCTAAAAGAGAAAGGCCGCCAAAACTGGCGACCATCCTCAACTGCAAGTGGCATTGCAGGGTTACTTTGCGCGTTTAGGTTTAGCCCTGAAAACAAACACACTCGTTGGATGCCGAAGCACCTTACCGTTACGGAGTCTGATCGTCTTCGTGAACACGAGCTCGCCGTCCTCGGGGAGCTGACTCTTTCCAAATCCACCCATGTATAACTCCATGGCTTAGGTTAGGTTGAACGCCAAGCAGTCTTGCCGGACTACATAGGCGTAAATAAGGTGTACTTCCAAGATTGACGGAACCGTTAATTCCCTCTATTCTTTGAAAAGTAGCGACTTTGCCGAGTCGCTTTAGCTTTGATTGGGTCGCCTGGATAACTACAGGCGGCCCTTTCGTTTGCATTCACCTTCAATCAGCGTACCCGCGGGTGCCGTGAATTTGCAAGCACAAGATGCAGGGACGCAATCGCGTGCAAATGCTCGACTTGTGGTTCGAAAATGGTTGCTTTGCAGCGAAATCTAAGCAAAAGGCCAGAAAATTGCTCAATGTGTGGAAAAGTTGCCCGATCGGGGGCTGTGGAATACGGGGGCCTCAACCCGCAAAAAAATAGTGCCCACCTCATAGAGGTGGGCGTTGTGGTTTAGCTATTCGACCATCTCTTCAGGTCGAACAAGGAATTTGATCCTGTCACGTCTCCATGTTTTGAATGTCGGACCATCGTATCCGCCTACCCATCGGGTGTCAGGATCGTGTACAGAATGTCCTAGACCTGTGATCAGAATGCTTCGTATTGACTGATTCCCGCGGGCATCCTCGTACCCCAAGACCCATACTTGCGGGTCCGGATCTACGGAGTCCCATGCAATCTCCGGAAAGTTGTTAGCGTAATGGGTCGGTTTTTGCGGAAGTTCCGTATCTGGAAAGACTGAATCGGATAGATACTGCAGGAGCTCCAGCTCAGAAATGACGGCTGTTCCCAATCGTGCCGCTTTTTTGGCTTTCTTTGAGTCCGCTTTGGCGCAAACCAGGTAGTGGGTATCGAATGTTACAGAGTCGACGTAGGTAGCGTTTTGTGTGGAATTAATGAGCTGGGCGACCGCCTTCCGTGGCTGAGACAATGGCCCTGTGATGGCGACGCGTATCTTATCGCTCATCGCATCTCCGGCGAATTGATGGCTTTGGCGAGACGCTTGCTGCAGTCTTCGGCGACGCTGCGATAGCCGTTATACGCGCGCCCCTTCGTTGAAGAGCAGGAAAAAATCTGCTTACCGTCTTTCCCTGAAAGGATGAGCATTGCGTGCGCTGATGCTTGGGGAAACATAGAGATTCCACGCCCAATGTGGTTCTCGGCGTCTAAAACCCCGCTCAACACATATTCCGCTTCCGCCCTGTCTTGCACCTGAACAAGGGGAACACCCTTCTTCCGTATGGCTGCTGCCACCTCATCATGAAAGGGCGATCCGTCGGATTCAATAAAGACAGCGGCACCACGCTTTATGTTCTGGCCGATGGAATGAGTGGGAAAGGCCGCTAAAGCGATCCCAAGAAGGCCCAAAAGAAGCTGTTTGCACATGGGGCCAAGAATATTTCTCTAAAGGTCAAAAAATGATGTTGACTCGTCATCGTCTCATGTGAGATTGTCATCACACGCTGACGACAAATTGTCATAACGAGGCAACCATGTCCCATTCCCGAACATCCGCATCAACCATTTCTCCGGACCGCGCCCGCGTATCCACGCTGGGCGGCATCTGGACGAGCCGCCACAAGCAATCCACTCCAACCTACACGCCCGTCGAAGCTGCTCGGCTCCGCATGGACCGCCTGCAGGTGGAATCCAGCGAGCCGGATCGCGGTAGCCCACGCTACCTGGCCGTAATCCTTCTGGCCGGAGGCGTGGTCGACTACCTGCTCTTCCGGGTGGCTGTCCATGTGTGGCATCACTTCGTGACCGGAATCGGAGGCCGCTAGTGGCAAAGGCGATCTTCGTTTTCGGTAGCAACCTGGACGGAATGCACGAAGGCGGCGCTGCTCGTTTCGCTGCACAGCGCCATGGTGCCGCACTTGGCGTAGGCGAGGGAATCACGGAAAGCAGCTATGCGCTGCCGACAGTGGGCCACATGTTCTCGCGCATGCCTATGGAGCAAGTCGAAGCCGCAGTTGCGCGGTTTCTGTCCTTCGCGGCAGGTAATCCGGAGATGGAATTCCAGGTGACGCGCGTGGGCTGTGGCATTGCAGGATTCGCAGACGCAGAGATCGCCGCTCTTTTCACCGATGCACCCACCAACTGCTCCTTCGATTCGGCCTGGTCCCCCTACCTGCCGACAACCACCCGCTACTGGGGAACCTTTTAGCCGCGGGTGAACCCCGCAGAGGATAGCTATGACGCAGACAGTGAAGCAGAACGCAGTTGCAAATAAGAAGGCAGTAGCAAAGAAGAACGTGGCTCCGCGTATGGTGAAGCCGCAGACGGAAATCATTAACGGTGTCGAGGTCCCCGTGCTAAAGCTGGCCGATGGGGAAGTGCTGATGCTCCGCACCTGCGACAAAAACGGCAGGGCATACGGCGGATTCCAGTGGCCGCAATCGGGCGAGGTGACTGCTCCGGATTGGAGCGCACGGGCTAACTGTGGCAACGGACTGCACGGACTACTGTGGGGTGAGGGTGACGCGGGACATCTGAGCAGCGATGTCGATGCCGTGTGGATGATTGTCGGGGTCAAGGCCGATACGCCACGCGTTGACCTGAATGGTAAGTGGAAGGCGAAGACCTGCGCTGTTCACTACTACGGCTTGCGCGAAGTCGCCGTCGGGCTCCTGCAAAAGCATGCGCCCGCCGGTTCGCGCATCGCCTACGGCACTGCGACGGCTGGCGACGACGGCACTGCGACGGCTGGCTACTGCGGCACTGCGACGGCTGGCGACGGCGGCACTGCGACGGCTGGCTATGGCGGCACTGCGACGGCTGGCGTACGCGGCACTGCGACGGCTGGCGACCGCGGCACTGCGACGGCTGGCGTACGCGGCACTGCGACGGCTGGCGACGGCGGCACTGCGACGGCTGGCTATGGCGGCACTGCGACGGCTGGCGTACGCGGCACTGCGACGGCTGGCTATGGCGGCACTGCGACGGCTGGCGAGGAAGGTTGCATTACGTTCCTTTGGTGGGATCAGAAGCGCAGCAAGTATCGTCGCGCAGCGTTTGAGATCGGTGAGGACGGCGTAGAAGCAAACGTTGCATATCGCTGTGAAGGCGGAAAGCTGGTGAAAGCGTGAGGGCCGCGCATGCGGCTCACGCCGCCGACATCTGCCGCTCACGCCATCGTGGCAACGTCAACAGCAACGCCGCCTTCGAGCACCACTCCGAGCAGTTCCAGACCAGCCGGGAAATGGTGTGGCACAAGCTGCGCCAACATCCCCTGGGCATGACCGCCAAGGAACTGGCCGTGCACTTCAATGTGCCGCTGCACAGCATCAGCGGTCGCGTATCGGAGTTGAAGCTGGCGGGACGCGTGGGCTGCACCGGCGATCGCAGGGAACGTTCCGCGGTTGTCATCGCACTGAACCCCAACAAGGATTTGCTCGCTGGTGTGCTGCCGCGGGTAGAGATGATCGCGGAGGTGCGGTGATGAAAGAACAGACCGGGATGGATCTCGTTCTGTTGATGGATTTGAAGGATAGGCATGTCCGTCAAAGAGCGATTGGCGTGTGGACGCGTGAAGCCTTTGGGGCAGATCATGCGTACTCTCTTCCGCATCGTGGCCTTCGGTTACTGGAAGAGGCAATCGAACTGGCGCAGGCTGTGGGCTGCGACCTTAAGCAGTGCCACAACCTGCTTGACTATGTGTTCGCCCGCCCCAAGGGAGACATTGCACAGGAGATGGGAGGCGTCGGGGTTACCCTTCTTGCCCTTGGAGAAGCTACCTCAATCAGTGTCGAGGTCGCAGAGCGCACCGAAGTAGATCGCGTCCTGCGAAAGCCGCTCGACCACTTCCGCAGGCGCAACGCGGAAAAGGACGCTGCGGGATTCAGTGCGGCAGGTGGTCGCTAATGGTTGCTACCGAACAACAAGAACTATGGCTCGGCGAGCGGAAGAAGGGCATCGGCGGAAGCGATGCCGCCGCCGTCCTCGCCGAAGGCTACGGATGCCCACGCGCCCTCTTCTACGACAAGAGCGGCGTAGAACCAGACTACGAACACACCGATGCTGAGAAGGGCTTCTTTGAGCGTGGACACGCGCTAGAGCCGCTGATTGCTGACCGCTTCGCGCGTGAGACGGGCATGCGTGTCCGCCGGATGCCGACGCGCATCAATGCAGAGCGCCCGTGGATGCGTGTGAACTGCGACCGCATGATTCCGTCGCAGGCTGCAACGCTGTCACAAGGACTCATCGGCCCCGGCTACCTGGAATGCAAGACGGCCAATCAGCACGTCTTCGCCAACATGCAGGAAGAAGGCATGCCGAACCACTACGTGCTGCAGATGCAGCACGGACTGGCGACGACCGGCTGGAAGTGGGGCGCGTTTGCTGTGTTGGAGCCGTACACGTTCCGCTTCATGCACTTCATCGTGAAGCGTCACGCCGAGTTGATCCATGACGTGATCCTACCGACTGAGGAGGCGTTTTGGCAGCAGGTGCAGGCCGGTGATGTTCCTGCCGCGCTGCCTGACTTCAACGACTCGCGCTGCGAAAAATGCGTGTATCGCCGTGGCTGCCGCAATGCCGAGGCACTGCCGAAGGTGAAGTACAAGAAGCCGGTGTACCCAGACGACGAATCCGATTCGATAAGGACTGCTGCGCTCCAGCTAAAGCAGCTCGACGTTTCCATTGAGCATTTGGAGTCATTGAAGAAGCAGGTACGCGGTGACATTCAGCAGCTCATGGGCGACCGTCCGCGCGTCGCCGTGCCGTCGCAAGGTGTGAAGTTCTGCAACACCTGGCAGAACGGCCGCTTGACATGGGATGGGCGTGCGCTCGATGCAGAGCAGCCACAACTCGCAGATAAGTACAAGCGCCGCGGCGAAGGATTCATGACGCTACGCAGCTATGACATGGCCGAGGTGGCGGAATGAAGGTGACATCTATCAGCGCAACCGCTGGCCGCAAGTTCAGCCACCCCACGGAGCCGTTTGGCAACATGCTCGTGTCTGCCACGTTCACCGGTGAGCTTGAGGGATGGGAGAACGCCGCAGAAGCAGCGAGGGATCTGCAGGCTATGGCTGACAACCATGTCGACGCGGAGAAACAGCGCTTGCTAGCGGCTTGCTCACAACAACCATCGTGGAGCAATAACAAAGCGCAGCGTGCCACCGAGAGCAAGGCAGACACGCTGGCTTCGAAGCACTCAGGAGGGAAGTAGATGCCGTACGTGACAGTGGAAGTAGACCTTGATGACATCCCTGGAGTCATCAGCCGGGATGAATTGAATCAGGCGAACGAACGGGCGGGTGGATTCTTGGATCTGCTTATCGACCGCGGTATCGTCATGCCGCTTAGCCCGTCGATGCGCAGTGAACTGCTCGTTGGAACGCGCGACCTGCGGAGCGTGACACTCTAGATGCTCTCCTTCACCGTTCCAGCCACGCCACCATCGGTCAATCACTACAAGCAGCCGTACGTCCGCCGCGGGCGCATTCACTACTACGTGAAGCCCGAAGCGCAGATGTTCAAGCTGATGGTGCGTGATGCGGCGGCAGGCCGGACGGTGGCACCGGCGACGAAGCGCGAGCGTGACAAGGTGCGGTACGGCCTGAGTGTGCGTGTGGTGCTTGGACCGGGGCAGCGCGGAGACGGCGACAACTTCTTCAAATGCATTGCCGACGGACTGGTGGACGCCGGTGTCATCCATAGCGACGCACGAGTCAGCCGATGGCTGCTTGAGGTCGACGACAAGGAACGGCGCGAGCCACGAACAGAGATCAGGATTGAGGTCCTGTAGACCATGAGCCAGTTAAAACTGAAAACCGCGGCGCTTCGCCGCTGCCTTGACACCGTCCGCCCAGCGCTCGACCGCAAGGTGACGATTCCCATTCTCTCTACTGTGAAGATTGAGAGTCGCGATGGAGCTCTCTCCATGTTGGCGACCAACCTGGATCACTCGATCCGCGTACAGACGCAGGAGCCGTACGACGGTGGCGCGATGGCCGTGGTCGGCGAACGGTTAACCACATGGGTAAAGCTGCAAGACGCCGAAGAGGTGAAGCTGGCCGAGCAGGCCAACGGGCGCGTGACGCTTTCATGTGGCCGCGGCCGTGCGCAGGTGCCGACGATGGCATTGGCGAACTATCCCGATGTGCAGTTCCCGAAGGCTGATAATTCGCTGACGATGCAGCAGGGCGCCCTGCTACGCGGTCTGAAGCTGGTGGCCTTCGCTATCTCGACAGAGGAGAGTCGCTATACCCTGAACGGCGCGCTGCTGGAAGTGTCCGACGGCGAGTTGCGCCTGGTGGCGACGGACGGCCATCGTCTCAGCCTGTACAAGATGTCAGTTGAGGGCGCTCCGCAGAACTCCGTCCTACTGCCGGCGGGCCTCTGCAAGATATTGCTGGGCGCGTTGAGCGACAGCGAAGAGTCGGTTACGATCTCGTGGGACGGCAAGAAGATCGGCGTGCTGATGCAGCGCGACGGTGTCGGAGCTGTGGAGGTCACGTCGCTGCGCATGACGGGCCAGTTCCCCAACTACGCAGCCGTGGTACCCCAGGCATACCCGATTAACTTCACCGTTCTCGCTGCCGACCTCCTACATGCAGTGCAGCGTAGCGCGGCATTCGCTGACAGCAAGAGCGGCGCAGCAAAGTGCACATTCCAGCCCGACGGCGTGAAGATCCTTTCGAACGATGCAGAGGCGGGCGAGGCCGACGACTTCGTGGAAGTAGCCACCGGCATGACGTCAAACGAATCTATCGGACTCAATGGCGCATACCTGGCGGATGCTTTGGCGAAGATGCCGAGCGAGGTTGAAGTCTGCATCAAGGACCGGCAGAGCGCAGTTGTGCTGCGGTCCAAGCCTACGGCAGCAACGTCGCTAACCTACGTTGTCATGCCCATGCGTATCTGACGAGTTTTCCCCGCGGGCGCGGTGGCTGTGGGGCCACCGCGTCTTTCTTTATCTCTTCTGCCTTGAAACGAGTTGCCGATGTCCCGCAAAGAGAAGGAAGCGAACTTTTGGATGAAGTTCGTCGTCAACGATTGGCTTGCCGATCCACACCTGAGCGCGTGCTCTCCTGCAACACGCGGGATATGGATGGACGTTATATGCAACCTCCACAACATGCGACAGCCTAAGTTCTCGGCGTCGGACGCTGCCTGGGCGCGCATGTGCCGCTGCTCACCCTCCGAGATTCAGATAGCGTTCTACGAACTGCAGGTGAGCGGAACGGCGACCGTCGTGGAAGAGCAGGGCGTGTTCACGGTGACGAGTCGTCGCATGGAGCGCGAGATGGAGATCTCAGGCGTGCGTCGTGCTGCTGTCAGCAGCCGTGCAGACCGGCAGGCTACAAACGAACAACAAAGCTCGTACAAAACGGATACAAACGAGCCTACAAAATGCGTACAAAACCCTAACTCTAACTCTAGCTTTAATTCTTCTTCTCAGGGAGAGGTGCAGGAGAGGGAAGCCGAACATCCTATCAGCGGCGAGATGGTCGCGCAGTCGGTGCTGTTCGAGCTTCGCATTTCCGGGCGTGACCTTCGCAACGTGCTGGACGACGTGTGCCGTGCAGAGATCAAGCATGGCGAGGTTCCGGGGCTTATCCGCGACCGCATGGTCAGAGCCTGGCAGGACTACACCGCGCCGCAGACCGTAGCGCAGCTCGAGTACACCACCGGTGCCGCCAAGTTCTTTGGCGAAGGGCGTTGGAAGGACCGCAACACGTGGCCGTGGAAGGCAGGAGTGAGCAATGGAAGCAATCAGGGCAATCGCACAAAGGCCCAGCAGCGTAGCGCCAACAGCGATGCAGCGATCCTCGACGCATGGTCTGACCTTGCCGGAGCAGCAGGAGTTGGCGAAGCAGGCATTGCGGATGAAGGGGAACTATCCAACGCAGGAGGTGACGGCGGAGACGGCGGCGCTGTGGCGGGAGGACTGGACGGAGCTCGCCATCAGGCACGGCATGTCAGTCCTGGTGGACGCCCTCAAGCTACACCGCGCGTCATCGAGATTCCTGCCGTGCCGAGCGGACATCGAGGAACGCATCATGCAGGTGCTGGCGGAGAGGCGTACGCGGCGCGATGCTGACGACGCTGCCCGCATCAAGCGCGAGCACGAAGAGTGGGAGAAACAGTGCGAGCGTGACTACGGCAGCGGCTGGCGAACCAAGGGAGAGCAGGGAACGATGCGGGAACTGCTGGACGAGGTTGCGAAGCGGAGGGAATTGCGCGAAAGCGCCAAAGCGGTGCAAGTAAGCACTGAGGTGAGTAGATGATTCACGAAGACAAAGAGATCGACCTGGCAGAGCGTATGCCATATTGGAATGGCATCGCACCACGTATCCCCACGCCGCTACACGCGATGTACAAGCGCATGATCGACACAGCCGTCGAAGAAGCGCGTGACGCGAAGGATGGACTACCGACGGATGATGCGGTGCTGGCCGTTGATTGGCTATTCAGGGAGGCGGACCCGAAGGGTGAGATTCACACCTATTTCATGTCCTTCAAGAACTGCTGCCATGTGTTGAATGCGGACTGGCGACGGCTACGCGGCAACCTGCGCGTGTACTTGGGTTTCGAAACCATCACGACAGCACAGGCGGATAAGGTGCGCGCTAACGCGCTGCTGAGTGTGCCGCTGCAGGGTGACGATGAGGAGTTGTTTGAGGCGATCCGCTGTGTACCGGTGCTGGATCAGGGAAACCTGTTCGGAATAGAGACGGTGCTGCACTAAGCGCGGCGAAGCTTCTGGTATTCCTCTTCGGGAAGGTCGAGCCAGACGCTGCCGCGACCAATAGAGAGATCGTGCTCCACGTCGTTATTTTCTGGATCGCGTGGCAGGCCATAGCGTTCACGAATTTCAAGGATGCGTTCGGGTGTCGTGTTGTAGTAGTGGGCTGTGCTGGGCGGATGGTTTGGCGTTCCGATGCTGGTCCGCGCATCTGCTTCCAAAAAGTGACATGTCCATCCATCGCGAGCCATGAAATTCATCAGCACCCGGCGCGCTTTGGGATGTGTCACACGGTTTCGATTGTTGGTGCAGTAGTCCATGCTCATGTCTTAACGCTAGGCGAATTTAAGGCGAAGATTCAACCGCAAAATGTAGTGGGTGTGGAAATGGCTCAGATGGTTGTATTTGCGGCATGGTTGCGGTGTGAAGAGGACGCCGCTCAAGCGTTACACCCGCATCAATCCGGTAAGGAAAAAGTCGCGCCCGGGACGACTGAAAGGTGGTGACATGACGGCGTTGCGGGAAGAGTCGTACCGCCAGCACAAAGGATGCTGCATCTTCTGCTCGCAGCCGGTTAAGTACGAAGCGATGGAACTGGCACACCGGCGAGGCAAGCGCAATCACGGCGACAACCTGGACAACGTGGGACCGGCACACAAGAAGTGTCATCGGGACTCGCATAACGCGGGCGGAAAGCCAGTGCCGGTAAAGCCGCCCGAATTGAGGATGCCATGCTGCAAAAGATAGGTATTGGTGCGCTGATTGTGTTCATCTGCGCCGTAGTCATTGCCGGTGCGGTCGCGGACGAGAAGGAATGGGAAGAGTATTCGTCCGCTCACCACTGTAGCGTTGCTGGAAAGCAGGAGGGCCACATGCAAACAGGCATCAGCTCCAGCGGCAAGCTCGTAACGACGTTCGAGGACGACAAAACCATTTACCTCTGCGATGGCGGAGAGATCAGGATTCAGTAAGAGAAATGGCTAAAGGTGTGAATCGCGTCACGCTCCTCGGAAACGTAGGCAAAGACCCTGAAGTGCGAGCAACGCAGAGCGGCACTGTAGTCGCATCATTCTCACTTGCCACCGCAGATCGGGTGAAGGTCAACGGCAACTGGCAAGACAGTACAGAGTGGCACAACCTCGTTGCGTTCGGTCGCACGGCAGAAATCGTGCGCGACTACATCCATAAAGGATCTCAGCTTTACGTGGAAGGAAAGATCCAGACGCGAAGTTGGGATGACCGTGAGAGCGGACAGAGGAAGTATCGGACGGAGATTATCGTCAACGAACTGAGCATGCTCGGGGGCGGCAAGCGAGAAGCGAACGCGCAGCAGCGCAGTGATACCTCGGGATATGCCGTTGAAGAAACCAGCGGATACGGTCAGGCATACGTGGCGAACGACGAAGACGTGCCTTTTTGATGAATAAGTTAGTGCTGATAAGCGGCGGGCCTGAATTGGCCCGCTTTTCTGTTTTGCGTGCATAACACACACATGACGCAGACGCTTGCAGTACAGGAAACCACGGAAGCGCCGGTAGAACTCATTACTACCGGCAAGAAGACACCGGCAGAATATTTCGTGCCGAACGGTCTGGATGGAGCTATCGCAAAGGTTCGCGAGATGGTTGAGGCCCATAAGCCGGACATCTCGACAGAGAAAGGCCGCAAGGCTATCTCATCGATTGCCCGTAAGGTGGCATCGTCAAAAACGTATCTCGATGACCTGGGTAAGAGCTTGGTGTCGGAGATTAAAGCGCAGGCACTGGTGATCGATGCGGAGCGCAAGCGTATGCGCGACACGCTGGATGCGTTGAAGGAAGAGGCGCGCCGTCCATTGACGGAGTATGAAGACCGAGAGAAAGCGAGAATTGCGGCGCACGAGTTTGAACTACTCCGCCTCGCACAGGTGGCGACGATTATGCCCGGAACATCTGCAGCCGCGATTGACCAGCGCATTCTCGCTGTAGCCGAGTTTAATGACCGTGACTGGCAGGAGTTTGCCGGGCGGTGGAGAGATACACGCGACTCCGTTTATGAAAGCCTAGCCAGTTCTCTTGAGTGCGCCCGTATGCGCGAAGCAGAGCAGGAAGAACTGGAGCGCTTACGTGCCATCGAGGCGCAGCGTCAGCAGGAAGAACGTGATCAGCGCATCGCAAAGGAAGCCGTAGAGCGTGCCACGCGTGAGGCTGAAGCTGCGGCGAAACGCGAGAAGGATGAGGCGGCCAAGGCACAGCGAGAGGCTGAAGAGCGGACGCGTCGTGCAGAAGCACAGGCCGAGCAGGCGAAGCGTGACGCAGTAGCCGCAGTAGAGCGTGAACGCCAGCGTGTGGCAGATGAGGCGGAGCGCGTGCGTCAGGCGGAAGAACGCCGTGAAGCCAACAAGCGGCATTGCGGCAAGATCAACCGTGAAATCGTAGAGTGCCTGGTTGGGTTGGGCCTGCCTGAGACGGTGGCGAAGAATGTTGTCGTTGCTATGGCAAAGGGTGAAGTCCCCCACGTAAAGGTGGCCTACTAATGGCAACCGATACCAGGGCTACGTGGGTGTGCGACGTGTGTGGGCATGAGTGGCTGCAGGGTGCCACTGTGCCCACGCATTGCGCGTCATCTAAGTGCCGCAGTCGTAAGTGGAATGCGGGAAGTGGTAACAAAACGTCACCGGTTGAGCGTGACGTTGTGCTTCACCGTGAAGAGGGAAGCGATGCGTACACCGTCGAGTTCCTGTCCGGTGATGACGTCCAGGGCGTTCTGGAATACGCACACCAAGGCCGCTGGCCACAGATGCAGGATGACATCGATGCGTGGCGGAAGAACGGCATCGTGCCGGCGGAGGCTGCGCTGTGAGGGTACTTGTTGCCTGCGAGTTTTCTGGAGTGGTGCGCGATGCGTTTCTGCGCGCGGGACATGAAGCCTATTCCTGCGATCTGATTGAGGGGTTAACCTTTCACCCAAACCATATCGTGGGTGACGCGATCGAGGTGGCATACGGTCAGCATTGGGACCTGATGATTGCTCATCCGCCCTGCACGTATATGGCAAGGTCTGGATGGCATTGGGTGAGTTCCCCTGATTCTTCGGTGGAACCACTAAAGGGAGAACCGCGTCGGCGCGCAGCACATGATGCCGCCTACTTCTTCCGTCGATTACTGGATGCTCCAGTCGCTCGCATAGCTGTGGAGAACCCGCGGCCGATAAAGCATGTGGGGTTGCCGAAGGAGACGCAGGTCATCCAGCCTTGGCAGTTCGGACATGGCGAGGTGAAGGCCACCTGCTTATGGCTGAGGAATCTCCCGATGCTTGCACCAACTGATGTGGTGCAAGGAAGGGACGCGGTGGTTCACAAGCAGAGCCCGGGCATAAGGAACGGACTGACGCGCCAGCAGCGTCGATCAATTACCTACCGAGGCATAGCAGAAGCGATGGCTGAGCAGTGGGGGAAACTGTGAACGGTCTCTTGTTCTCGCTTGAGTGTGACCACGCGGATGACCATGTGCCCTGGTAGGCGATGTTTTCGAACGCGATTGTGATATTCCACAGGGCGGTGCAGGCATGAATGCAGTCAGTGTGTGCGACGGCGGTATCTCCATTATCTGCGGAAGTTCCAGCTAATCATCCAGAAGATCGTTCCCAGCGCGACCAGGCCTGCGAAATCATGCACCTTCCATCCGAACTGCGGAGAAACCATAAATGGAAAAGTGCCGATAAGGATGGCGTAGGCGAAGATGCGAATCCCAACTCTCATGCGATTTGAGAGTAGCATCCACGCACTGCACCAAGTACGGTGGCGAGGCCACGCGGCATAACGCTGACTGATATAGGAGCGATGCGCCCGGCCACCTGCACCGATGAAGGGCTATACCTGTGCACCTACACAAGGGAGGTACTGGACCGTAACTCCATTACAGTGTCCGGTCCAGTTGTGTGTGAGGTGTGGTGCAGAACAGCACTACTTTAGGTGGCGAAGAACCTCGATTAATAGTTGGACCACAGCGGTAGCCAGTGGAATCAAGGAGATTGTGGCGTCGCGACGCCGAGGACGTTTCATTGCACGCTCCCTACGAAAGGTGCGCAGCCTAGCCGCGCATATGCAGGAGAGGGATCCCACGACATCCCTGTTAATCCGTGGGGTCGAACGACATCAGTTAGGCGGCACTGAAGAGCCGTAAAGCGGCAATATCTAGATGATACACAGGCAGAGTCGAGCGGGTCCCTCCCGGGCCTTCCATTTGTCGGGTGACGCGCCACCGCCACGTTTGCCTAGCGACAGGACTTTTTGCCAGCATTTCCGTTTCCGATTCACTCTGGCCCGTAGAGGGCCATGAATCTCGCCAGTCTCACCATCGCCGAGGCCGCCGAACTCTTCGACGTTGATGAGCGGACGGTGCGCAACTGGATTACCAGCAATAACTTAGCCTTCGAAGGCGAAGGAAAGCGGCGCCGCATCAACTGGCGCGTTGCGCTCCCTTGGTACGTCCGTTATCGGGCTTCAGAGATCGGAAATGCCGGAAATGGACGCCTCGTAGAACCTGACGAAACGGAAGTGGAGACGTATGAGGTCGCCCTAGCGCGAAAGACGCGCGCCGAAGCGGACCTAAAGGAACTCCAGCTTGCTCGTGCCCGTGGCGAAGTGGCATCAATCGCAGACATGGAGCGCGTCGTGTCGACCGCGAACCTGGCGGTGCAGACGCAGCTTTTGGCGATTCCGTCGCAGGCGGCACCCGAAATCATCGGACTCACCGAACTACCTGCGGCCATCCGCATTCTGACCGGCTTCGTTGAGCAGGCGCTGACCAACCTCGCCACCATCGACGACATTCGAGACGTCAGCGACGACGAGGGCGACGACGAGTGAGCGTCTACCAGACCAAGCCTGACGGTATGGCTCGCCTGAAGGCTGCCGCGCAGCGAGCCCGCGGACGCTTTGCACCGCCTCCGCCGATGACGCTCTCAGAATGGGCGGATAAGTACGCCATGGTGCCCCCGGAGGCGGGTGCGCTCCCTGGTAAGTTCCGCACGTCCACTGCCGAGTATCAACGCGGCCTGCAGGACGCTATCACCGAGGTAGGCATCGAGACTGTCGTGCTGATGATGTGTTCCCAAAGTGGGAAGACACAGGCGCAGCTCAATGCGATAGGATACTTTTCACACTGGCAACCCTCCCCCATACTCTTCGTCTCTGCCTCTGAAGGCGAGGCGGAGAAGTTTTCGAAAAACCGCGTCGCCAAGATGATTCGCGCGACGCCGGTTCTTCGAAAGTTGTTTCCGTCGCCACGCGCCCGAGACTCAGGCAACACGCTGCTCAATAAGGAATTCGCCGGTGGCGTGCTCATCCTTGCAGGCGCAAACGCTCCGGCCGGATTGGCATCTATGCCCATCCGTATCCTCATGCCGGATGAGGTGGACCGCTATCCGGACTCCGCCGGCACTGAAGGTGATCCCGTTGACTTGGCCATGCGCCGTACAACGACCTTCTGGAACCGGAAGCACATCCTTGCGTCGACTCCGGGTATCAAGGAACACAGCCGCATCGAGGCTGCCTACGAAGAGAGCGACAAGCGGAAGTATTACGTTCCCTGTCCACACTGCGGCACGATGCAGCCGCTGGTATGGGAGCGCTTGACCTTCACGCGCGAAGACGGCGTGAAAGACGGACGCGTCGTCGACGTGTTCTATGCGTGCGAGTACGGCTGTGAGATCCGCGAAAATTCAAAGTTTGAAATGATTCGCCGCGGTGAATGGCGGGCTACCGCGCAGTCGCGCGACGGAAAAACTGCAGGATTCCATCTCAACGCACTCTATCCGCCCTGGCTCCGATGGACCGACCTTGTGAATGAATGGCTGGCGGCGAAGAAGTCGCTAGAGCGTAAGAAGACATTCATCAACACCCGCCTCGCCGAGACGTGGGAGATTCGCGGCAAGGGCGCGGACCTGCACGAGTTGGAGAAGCGCAAGGCCGCGACCAACTTCGCGGAGATGCTTCCCGCCGGTGTGCTCTTCGTCACGGCTGGCATTGACGTGCAGGATGACCGTCTTGAGTGCTCGCGTATCGGCTGGGGCATGGATGACGAGCGGTGGGTGATCGACCATCACATATTTCGTGGCGATCCGGCGTTGCCAGAAACGTTAACCGTCGACGGCGTGAAGGTTCGGAACGAGATGAGCCCATGGGCCGCGCTACAGGATCACTTGCAGTATGAGATTACTCACGAACTGGGTGTGACCATGCGTGTACAGGCCGCTCTGTTCGATTCCGGCGGCCACCATACGCAGCGCGTCTACGACTTCACAAAGAAGAACGAGGCGCGCCGGTGGTTCTCATGCGTCGGTCGCGCTGGCATTGGTAAGTCGTTGGCCAGCCGTGGCAGTGAGCAAGGCCCGTCGCACGCAATGCTTTACACCGTTGGCGTCGACACGGCGAAGGAAGACATCTACACCTGCTTCCAGAATGACAAGCCGGGTGTTGGCTACTGTCATTTCTCCGCAGACCTCGATCCAGAGTATTTCCGCCAGGTGACCAGCGAGAAGCTGGTGAAGGTGGTTAAGGACTTCGTGACTAAGCTGGAGTGGCAGAAGAAGGGCGAGCGCAACGAAGCCCTCGACTGCTTCGTCTACGCGCGTGCCGCCGTGGCCATCCTGAAGCCTGCCTATGCAGCCATCCGTAAGAACCTTCTCGCGAAATCTGATGCGGTTAGGGCCGCCGCCGTCCCGCAGCCTGTCGTCGAGCCGAAGCCAGAAGAGATTAACGTCGCCACGCATAAGGTGGCTTCGCCGAAGAAGAATAAGCGCCTGAAGGTTTGGTGATTCGCGCACATATCGGCGCGGCTGGTATGCCTTGGCTGTGAATTGCCTTGATGCAGTGCCGACACAGTTTCGCGCCGGTGACACCGTGCGCTGGAGTCGTTATGTAGCCGAGTATTTACCTTCGGATGGATGGACGCTCGCGTATCGCTTCACCTCTGCTGCCGGTAAGTTCGATGTGCCCACGGCGGAAGCCGACCCGGGCTATCTGGCGACCATTGCGGCTGGAGACTCTGCCGCTGTCACTCCGGGATCATATACGTGGGTGGAGTTCGTTTCCGGCGGAGACGGTGAGCGGTACACGCTGCGGCAGGGAACTTGCGTCGTCCTGCCAAATCTGGCGGCGCAGGAAGCGGGAACGGACCAGCGTTCGCAGGCGCAGATCGCAGTCGACAACATCACATCGTTCCTTGCGGGAACTGCTACTCAAGGTGTTGCTGAGTACGAGATCCACGGACGCAGCATCAAGTACCACACGATTGCAGACCTGCAGAGCCTGCGGAATATGTTCCAGTCCATCGTGAATCAAGAAAAAGCTGACCGTGGCGAAGCCACGCCGCGTCGTCGCGTACTTACCGGCTTCGGAGGCCGTTGTTAAATGGGCTTGCTCGACTCAGTAACTCAGTTATGGCGCGGTAAATCGCCTTCGCGGTCGCTGTCGTCCGTTAGTCACGCTCCATGGCGCCGTCATTTCAAGGCCGGGAACGTCACCAGATTGACGAAAGACTGGCCAATCTTGCCACAGCAGATCAACACCATTCTGCTGTCGCAGGGTCGGCAATTGCGTGCTCGCTCTCGTCACCTGGTCATGAACGACCCGTATGCCTCGAATTTCGTTGCGATGAAGCAGCGGAACATCGTCGGCCACAACGGCGTGACCATGCAGGCCAAAGTGAAGAACCTGCGCGGCGATGGGCTTAACGACAAGCTGAATAAGTCGCTTGAGGATGCGTTTGCAACCTGGTCGCTGCCGCAATACTGCACCGTTAAGAAAGACATGCACTTCTCCGTGCTGCAGCAGTTTCTTGCGGGGCAGACCCCGACAGATGGTGAGTTCTTCGTGCAGCGAGTCGTCGACAAGACAAGCCCTTTCGGGATTCGACTGCGCGTTATCGATCCGGATCAGCTAGACACGGGCTACAACACACAGATACCGCTGGCGAACGGAAACATCGTGGTGATGGGTGTTGAGCTGAATGCGGAACTTGCGCCGGTGGCATACCACTTCTTCAAGCCGAACCTGTTCGTGGGCGCATCGCAGCCGCGCGAGCGCGTGCGTGTCGATGCTGCCGACATCATCCACTACTTCCGTCCGTGGTTTCCAAATCAGGTTCGCGGCATACCCGACATGGCTCCGTCCATGTATCGCATGAATATGCTCAGTGGATACGAGGATGCGGAGGCAACCGCTGCTCGATTGGGTGCGACTAAGGCCGGGTTCTTCTTCAATGAAAAGGGCACCACGGACTTCCAGGGTGAAGTAGATAGAACGGACAAAGATAGCTTCATTGACGAAGCAGAGCCCGGTCAGTTCGACATCTTGCCCGAGGGCTGGAAGTTTCAGAGCTATGACCCAACACACCCCAGCACGGCGTACCCGGCTTTCATGAAGACGGGCCTGCGAGCGGTGGCCGCGGGTTTCGGCGTGGACTATCCGACCTTCGCGAACGATTTGGAAAACGTCAATCTGTCCTCCATGCGTGGCGGCCTGCTTGAGACGCGTGATGGATACCGCATGGAGCAGCAGCGTTTCATATGGGGATTCATTCAGCGCGTAGCCGCATGGCTGATCGAGGCATGGGACCTGAAGGGCGTAATTCAGCTTGGCAAGGTGACGCGCGAGCAGGCGCAGATGTCGCTTGTGTGGACACCGCGTCGCTGGGCATGGATTGATCCACTAAAGGATGTGCAGGCCGCCGTGCTAGAGCGCGAGAACGGCTTGAACACGCTTTCGAACCAACTCGCAGAACGTGGCATGGATTACGAAGAGACGATTGACACGCTCGCCCAGGAACAGGTTTACGCGAAGAAGAAGGGCGTCAAGTTGGGTGCTGACTTGAAGGGCGACACAACTGGAGACGGCGTCGGCCAGGACGGCGACGAGGGAGGAGAGGGAGATGGTGATAAATCGGATGATGCCGGCGGCAAAGCCGCCGGAAAAGAGTGAGTCGGCGAAGCGTGATGTGTCACAGGTGTACGGAGTGAAGGTTCGAGACATGCGAAGCGAAGTAGGGGATAAATCGGCGCGTGTGGAGAAAAGCGTTGATGGAAGTACTTAGTGGGGCCTAGTATGGCCCATCAACGGAGGCACTCATGCTGCATGGCCGTAGATCCTTTGTACCCGTAGCAATGTTAGCTATCGCCTTGGGCATAACGCATGCCCAAGCACCGCAACCGCAACCGCATCCGACACCCCAGCCTCAGCCTCAGCCTACCCCGCAACCCCAGCCGCAACCACAACCACAACCACAACCCCAGCCGGAGCCTCATCCGACACCTTCACCACAACCGCAGTAAACCTTACGTAATACAGAATGAGCCGGGCTATTTGCCCGGCTTTTCTGTTTGGCCGCATAACCATCGTGTGAGCGAAGCCAAACAGATTCCCCAGCAGTTGCCGGTTCAATACCGCGCCTTTGCGCTGCGGGCGGAGAAAGCGCAGGACGGCGAAAACCAGCCCGTCCCGCTTTCGTTCTCGTCTGACAACCCCGTAAAGCGCTGCGAGTGGTTTGGGTATTGGTGGTACGAAATCCTTGGCCACGATGCAGGAGAGGTGCGCCAAGAGCGCATGAAGCAGGGCCTAACTCTGCTAGTAAACCATGACCCGAATCAGCGTGCCGGTCGCCTCGATGACGGCTCGATTGATAAGGACGGTGTCGGTCGTGGCCTGGCGTACTTCGGTACGACCGATTTCGCGAAGAATACGCGCCAGGAAGTAGACGACAAGACTCTGCGTTATACCTCCGTGGGCTATGTGGTCCATGAGTTGAAGCGTGTCGAGGATGTCGATGCTGCTGATGATGAGGACGAAAACTACCTCGGAACTTATCGCGCGGTGTGGGAGCCGATTGAGGTCAGCCTTGTCGCGGTTCCAGCAGACCCAAGTGTAGGTGTGGGGCGCAGCCTGGATGGTGCGTTGCAGTATCCGGTGCGCGGTCTGAGCGCTCCGAAAGTAAAACCGGCTACGGCCGAAACAGAAGAGGGAAAGCGTATGGCAACTGATGCCGTAGTTTCGAACGTGGAGCCGACTCCGGCTCCGACGCCCGCCCCTGCAGCGCCTACGCGCTCGCAGATGACGGAAGAGTTGCGCGGCCTCAACGCCGTGCATGAGCAGCACCCGGACATCTTCACGTCCGAGATGCGCGATCAGTTCTTCGCGAATCAGCGTTCCGTTGCGGATGCGAAGAGTTTTGTGTTCGATGAGCAGGCGAAGCGTTCCGCGGCAACCGCAGCTCTGCCTTCCGTGCAGGTGACTGTGGATGAGGGCGATAAGACCGAAAAGGGCATCCGTATGGCTCGTTTCGTGCGCGCAGCGGCCGCAGGCGGCAAGCATGGCATGGCGGGTTCGGTGCGCTTTGCGAAGGATATTAAGGACCCGTGGCTGGAGCGCGCGCTCACCGCAAGCAATCTGACCTCGGCGGGCTTCCTGATTCCTGAAGTCATCTCGAACGAGTTCATTGAGCTTTTGCGTCCGGCGTCCATTGTCCGTAGCTTTGGTCCTTCGCTGGCACCGATGACCAACGGTGCGTTCTCTATGCGCAAGGCGCTCACGGGAACGACGGCGTCGTACATCGGCGAGAGCAAGCCTATCCCTGTGACTGGTGTATCTGGCGGGTTCGTGAAGCTGTCTGCGAAGAAGCTGGCAGCGCTGGTACCCATCTCCAACGACCTGCTGCGCTACGAAGGTGGTCTGAGCGCGGATACGTGGGTGCGCAACGACCTGACCCGGTCTATCTCGCAGAAGGAGGATATTTCCTTCATTCGCTCGACTGGCTCCGAGTTCTCGCCGCGTGGATTTCGTTGGCTTGTGAATCCGGCCAATGTAATCACATGGACCGGCGACAACAGTTTGGCCACGGTGACGTCAATGCTTGGCAAGCTGCGCCTGGCTTTGCGCAAGTGGGATACCCCGATGACCAACCCGGGCATCATCATGTCTCCGCGTACCGAGCAGGCGCTGATGGATCTCCGTGATGGGCTCGGCAACTATACCTATCGTGCGGAAATGCTGCTCGGCAAGCTGATGACGTATCCCTATAAGGTTACGACACAGATTCCCGAAAACCTGGGCGTTAACGGCAATGCCACGGAAATCATCATTGCTGACTTCGATGACGTCGTCATCGGCGACGTGCCCGCCATCAGTGTGGAGACTTCCAGTGAGGCGAGCTATGTCGACGAGACTGGCGCGACCGTGTCGGCTTTCCAGAGCGACCAGTCTCTTATCCGCCTGATCGTCGAGCACGACGTAAACGTGAAGCGTGACACATCCATTGCGGTGCTGGCGGGCGTAACGCTCGGCGCGTAATCGCAACCCAAACCCGGGCCATTGCTCCCCAGCGTGGCCGGGCAGACTTATCACCAAATCTCCGCAGGAGGAAACGCTTATGGGTTTCGCAACCGATCATGATCTGATTGGCCGCACGAAAGTCACATACGGTGGCGACAATGTCGCCGTGACGGCTGGCGGCACCAATGACGCAACGCAGCAGACCGGCGTAACGTTGGATCGCTTCGCTCTGAACCTGCCGCTTGTAGGCCTGCTGTGCCTGCGATACAAGGCAGTGCTCGCAGCGGCTGCAACACTCAGCCTGGCATACGTCATCGAGCATTCGGATGACGGCACAAATTTCGTGGCCTACCAGTCAGCCAATGCATCCGTAATTGCTACCGGTCCCGCTGGCGGTGGTACGGTGCGCGACGTGTTCAAGGTCAATGTGGATCTCGCAGGCGCCAAGCAGTATGTACGCGCGAAGTACACGCCGGACATGAGTGCAGCCAATACCGATACGGCGGAGCTTTCGGCCGAGTGGATTCTCGACGGCCAGCGCTCGAAGCCCAACGCTTAACGAAATGCAACCGAGAGCGGGGCTACGGCCCCGCTGCTCCGGAGTAATCCCATGCTGGTGAAGTTTCTAAAGGCTTATGAAGCCTATGCAGCGGGCGAAGTGGCAAAGTTCGAAAAGGCCATCGCCGATAAGTTGATTGAGTTGGGCCATGCCATCAAGCACGACCCGAAGGCCGCGGCGTAACCCATGGCGTTCGGCGACAGCGACCTCGGCGTATTCTTCGGCACGACTGGCGTACCGGTGTTATTCGGTTCGCAGTCCACGCGTGGCAACTTCGATCAGGAGGGTGCGGGAGACACACTCATCAGCCTTCAAGTTGAGGACTGCTCGCACATGCTGGAGATCGACCGAGGGTCGCTGTCGCCCATGCCGAAATCCGGCGATTCAATCACGGTTAATGGTCGCCCGTTCAAGGTGCGCAAGCAGACACCTGTGGATGACGGTGGGATTGTTCGTCTGTGGTTGAAGGTGGTGGCGTAATGGCCTGGGATGTAAATGACATCTCGGTGCGTGAGCGCGCTTTGCGTGCGGTAAAAGCAGCGCTGCTTGCAGATGGCTCACCGGTGTCCACGGTAACGCGCTCCATGGTCGACCAGATCGCAGACGAAAGTCTGCCGTGCTATGACGTATCGCCGGATTCCTCCAAACAAGACAGTACGTTTGAGGACCACGACTACGCAGGTGTGATGCTGCCGGTGATCGTGCGCGGCGTAATTGACGCCACAGATACGGACGATGGTGCGCTTGATCCGCTCTATCTCTTCGCGGTGCGGCAGCTTTGCGCAGATTCGACACTCGGCGGCACAGTGGACTCGATCACGTGGGACGGTCTGGAGCATGTGTTTCGTCCGGACGGCCGCGACATTCTCGGCGTAGAGCTGAGGTTTGAATTGAAGTTTGCAGTATCGCGCAGAGACCCTGCGCAGAAGGGGTAACCACTATGGCAGCAGGCCCAGCGCGGAAACTTGCAGGACGAGAAGGTCAGGTCTACATCACCCCTGCGTCCGATACGAAGGTGAAGATCGCAAATCTCACCGACATCAAAATCAGCATCAAGGCCGACAAAATTGATGCCAGTGACCACGACACACAGGGCTGGAAGGATTCGCTGCGTGGACTGATGGAGTTCACGGGGACGGCGTCGTTCCTGTATGTGACCACTCAGGCCACGCGCTCTGCCATCTTCGATGCATTGGTGGCTGGCGATGATGTGGTATTGGAGTTTCGACCTGCCGATGCTGTCGGCGAAGAGATGTACACGGGCACCATCAACTTCGACGGGTTCGACCTTGGCGCGGACAATTCCAATGCGCAGGCTTGCAACCTGTCTTTCTATGGTCGCGGTGCGCTGACAGACGGAACGATTGCGGCGCCGTCCGGCTCCTAATGGTTTGCGCGGTGCGAGCCGGATAAGCGTCCGGCGTCGATACCAGGCATGCAGGGCTGGCTGACCTATACGCGATCCGCCCCTGCTTCGGTGAGTAAGTCTCACCACTGCGCACAGAAGGCCCGTCCGGGTTACTACGGATGGGCCTTTCGCTTTGCCCGAAAGCGGCACCAAGCAGGATAACGAATCCATGCAGCAGTTATGCCTGGAGTGCAATAAGATCTCTCACCCTGGCCGAGCCACCGCAGGCATGCAGGCGGCTCGCACGCTATCGTTTGCAGCGCATCGCGAGCTTGACCTTTATAAGTGTCCACATGGAAACGGCTGGCACGCTGGCCACAACCGCAAAACACGAAAGCGCCCACCGGTGCATGAGTATCGCCGTAGTCGGCTGCTCACACTGCCGCCGCAGGCCTTGGCTAAGGAGTACGTCAACTATGCATAGCGTCACCGGAGCGGGACATATCGAGATTGGCGGCGAGACGCGCCCCATAGTGTTCGACATGGATGCAGCAGATGCTCTGTATGAGCTTGTCGGACAGCATTGGAATCTGTGGCTCATCGAGCGCTTCCTGCCGCAGGTCTTGGCGAAGAAGTCGGAGGCGGTGCACCTCAAAGCGCTGTCGCCTTCAGATCAGATGATCGCCGCCTATGCGCTCTGCGCCGCGGACCGCAGAGATCGCGGCTACGCTGAGACGCTGGAGCAGATGCGGGGCAAGACGAAGCCGTTCGAGCTTGGCGGAATGCAGGCGGCAATCACGCGTGCAGTGCTGGCCAGCTTCGGCGCACCGGGGGAAGACCTGGAGGTGGTCGCAAGCGTGGGCGATGCATCTCCTTCCGACGTACCCGCGCAAACGCATGGAACTGGCACGCAGAGCTAAAGCTTGCAGAGCGGATGGGCGTCACCTTCGACGCCTTCCGCCGTATGCCAATGGCGGTGTGGCGTGCGCATTGTGATGCCTTTAACGATTCGCAGCTTGAGTCCATGCGACGGATTGCTTGGCGCGCGTGCTGGCAGTTGCGGAGCGCCGGTGCGCGAGATGTAGAGCCGGAGGCGATGCTGGGCGACCTTATCCACTTTGAGAGATCGTTTGGGAAGCCAAAGCGCCGCGTACTCACTGCGGAGGAGAAGTTCGAAAAGATGTGGAGCCGCGCTGAGAAACGCAAGGCAGCAGGGAAGCTGAAGGAGTAAGCGATGGGTGTAACTGGCGGCGGCGTAACGGTTGTAGTTGTTGGGCAAGATGATACGAGTAAGGTATTCGATCAGATCGAAGACCGGATGCGCCGCGCCGCTGTTCCGGCGGCCGATCTAGGTAAGAAGCTGGGCGACGGCATGGGGCACGCTGTGCCGCAGGTTGCCGCTGCCAGCGCAGCCATACGCCTGTTCGAAGGCCAGATACCCATTCGTGCAGTGGAGCGGTTGATAACGATGGTGCCCGGCCTTGGCGCTGCACTGCAGGTGGCGTTCCCTGTAGTTGGCGGCATTGTCTTCGGCGAAATGGTGTTGGAGAACATCAATAAGCTGCGCCAGATGCAGAAGGAAGCTCTGACTGCTGGCCAGCGTAGCGCGGAAGCCTTCGCGCAATTGCATGACAAGATGCAGGTGACGATCACCGACCTAGAACTCACCAGCAGTAAGCTGCAGGATGAGATCGATAAGCTGTCGGGCCATCCTAACAATGGCCTAGCGACTGCACTGCTGGAGGCGAAGAAGGCTGCCGATCAACTACTGACCTCGCTGAATGAGGATCGCAAGGAACTAGAGGCCCTACTCAAAGAGCATTCGGTTGGCATACTGCAATCCATCTTTACCGGAGTCGCCGCCACTGGAAAGCAGGAACTGGAAATCAAGGCGGACGGAGAAAAGTTGGCCGGTGCGGTACGTACCGCCAACGCCGCCTACGAAAAAGCTCTTACGGAAGCTGGCGGGGATGCCTCGAAGATCGAGGCCGCGACCACGGCGCGCAATCAGTCGGTGAAGAAGTCATTTCAGGACCAGATCAATCTTTACGTCGCAGAGGCGGCACGGCTGCGCAAGGAAGAGAGGGATTCGAAAACCGCAAGTGATCGCATGGCTGCTACAGGTTTGAATCCTGCCGCGGCCTTGGCGCGTCGAGTGGATAACTCTGCCCGCATTGCCAACGTCGAGGGGGTGGCTCAGCAGCTTCGTGACCGCCTACAGTCAGAGGTTTTAGACGAAAGGATCTCTGGGCAGCGCGTCACAGTCGGCGCCCTCAAGGGTAATAAAGAGGGTGATGAGGTAGCGCGTAAGGCTGAGGAGTTGCGCCGACAGCGACAGGAAGCCGACGCGAAGTTCGCAGAGTCGATGGTCAAGCTGCAGCAGGCGGGAGCGGATGAATCGCTGCGCCAGGCAAGGGGTCGGACAGATCAGGAGATGGCTGTACTCGACGCCTCGCACAAGATGAAGCTAGTGTCCGACGAGGAGTACTACCGTCAGAGGCTGGCCATTGAGGAGCGATATGACGGCACGCAGCTCGGCGCCGCAAATGTGCGACGCGCAGCAATCAATACTCAGATCGGAGGCCTTGAAGGGCAGACCTTTAGTGGCCCGGATGCAGCGGCCAAGCGCGTGGAGCGTGACGCTAAGGTGAACGACCTTATGGCGGAGCGCCTAAAGATCGCCGGACAGATTGCAACCATTGAGGCAGACTCGGCGAAGAAGCGTATTGACGCTGAGGCCCAAATACTGGAGTCTCACAGGCGCGACGCCGAAGATAACTACAGTCGTGCGAGCACTGTGCTGGATGCGGGCCGCAACAACGTTGCTTTCCGTCAGCGCCGCGGACTTATATCTGCCGGTGATGCTCGGACGCAGAATCAAGCCATCGACGCACAGCAGGCGGATGAACTGCAGAGAGTTGTAGACGCTTACCAACAGCTTGCCGACATCAGCGACGACGACACCGCTGCGAGTGCCAACGCCAAGATCGCGCAGTTGAAAGAGCAGATACTTGAGCTGCGGAATCCAATCGATGAGTCGACCGAAGCGCTGCGTACTGGCTTCGACAACGCATTTGAAGGTCTTTTCGAGAATGTTGACCAGGGCACGAAGAGCATCGAGAACTTCGCTAAGAGCATCCAGCGGACATTGACCCAGCAGGTTTACAAGGAACTGATTCAGCCGCAGATCGATGGCGTATTGCGTCAGGCTGCTGGAAGTGTCAGCGGGGCAATCAGGCCACAGGGTAAGTTGCCATCTGGCGTAGATCTATCGTCCGTAGTTCGCCCTGTTGTGCCGAGCGGAGCCGCCGGAATCCTCGGCGACCTGACAGGTGATAAGGGAACAACATCGCACATTACGATCGTGCTGCAGCAGGACGCTACCGGCGCGGCGAAGGTGGCCGATGTATTTGCTGATGGAAACAACCGCGACCACATCATTGCAACGGTAGCGGACAACATCGGCAGCGGAGGAATTCTGCGGCAGTTGTTGGGCCACGGCCTCTAAGTACGGATGCCGTTCCGATAGATACGCTGCCAGGCGACGTCCCACTGCCGCTCGAAGCGATCCAGCGCAACGCGTGTCACCGTATCGACCATGTGCATGTTTGACTCGGGCACGCGCGCAGACGGGACGAGGATGTAGAAGGGAATCACATCACGCGCCCGCTTATCGCTGGCAACGCGTGCAAGGATGGCCCACCGGCCATCCTTCATCTTTTGCTTGAAGAACACGAAGCCGCGGACGACACGCTGCCGCCCGTTGACCTGCTGACCCTTGCGTCCGGTGTATAGGAAGCGCCCATCGGCTGCACCAAGTAGGTTCCGCGGGCGCAGCTCGTTGGGGATGGTGGTGGGTGCAAACTGCCGCAGGTACTTCGTCGGGATGGCGATGAACTCACCGCCGGCGTGCTGCACTTTTTCGCCCCCGCTCTCCTGCCGCCCAAGATAATCCGGTGCGCCGGTAGAGCGATTGGCAGTGTCCGTGTGGACGTCGGCCTGGATTGGATACTCGTTGCTTCGCGCAGGCTTGATGCGGATGCCTTGCTCAGTCCACGAATTGCGCAGCTTGAACGCGCCGCGGACATTACGCTTCACTTCTGCCTGCGCATCCTGTGCCACTCCGGTGAGCGCGGAGGCCAGAGCGAAGGGAATGGATCGCTGCTCAAGTTCACGGCGCTGGGCGATGAAACCGCTCGCATCCACCTTGACCTGAAACGCCATGCCGTCAGATTCGCTCGGTTCCTGCATTCAGAGCCAAAGTGCAGGCATGAAGTTTCTGGAGTATTACGAGGGTTACGATCTGACCGCGCTCTGCCTATGGCGCGAAGCGCGCGGCGAGGGATTGATTGGCATGCAGGCCGTGGCCAATGTCATCGCGAATCGCGCGGCGAAGCGCAAGACTTCATGTGACGACGAAGTAATGAAGCCGCTGCAGTTCTCCTCCATGACTGCCGCAGGTGACAAGCAGCTTCTTGTGTTCCCGCACGGTGGCGATGAGACGTGGCGGAAAGCGCAGCAGCTTGCCGCAGCCGCGAAGGCGCGGACGCTTATCGATCTGACCCATGGATCGACGCTGTACTACGCGCCCAAGAGCATCGAGCACACGAAGCCATTCATGTTGCCTGGTGGTGCCGATGTGCCATTCCCCGCGAACTGGAACGCGCATGCCGTGGAGTATGCAACCACCATAGGCAATCACGTGTTCTTCCGCGAGGTGTAGCGCGTGGCCTACGAAACCTTCCCGGACCTGTATAAAGCGCCGGACATCTCCATGAAGGAGACGTTTGACGACCCCGGCATCAAGGACAAGATGGAAGACGGAGCCGTCGCCACGCGCCCGCGATACACGCGCATGCGTAAGACGCTGAAGGTGACCTATAGCCTTCTGACGCCGGAAGCCCGACGCATCCTGATTCAGTTCATGCGGTGTGTGGGAAGCTGGCAGCCGTTCTACTTCATCGACAACCGCGACGACGCCAACCCTGAGACGTTGACGGTGCGCTTTACGAAGCTGCCGGAGATCAGTGACGACAAGTGGGCTGGTGGCAGTAAGCGATTCAAGGCAGACATGGAGCTGACCGAGATATGAGTCAGCCCCTTTCCATCTCTGTTGCGTCATCCATTGAGAAATCAAAGCTGGCCAGCAATGTGCCGTGGCTGGCCGTGGCCAAGATTGTGTGGCCGGACAACTCAGTGCTGCGCCTGGTCCGCAATATCGACCCAATCACTTTCGATTGCGGTGACGGCGACGGCCCACAGGAATACACCCCGTTCGCATGGGAGTTTGCGGAGCTGCAGGAAAACTCCGACGGTTCGGTGCCTTCATGGGCTGTGAAGGTGTCGAATGTGAATCGCGCCGTGGAATCGCTGCTGGAAGAGTACGGCGGTGGCGTGGGCGGTTCCGTGACCATCTACGTGGTCAACGGTAAGAAGCTGCACCGCGAGCCGGATCTTGAGTTGCCATTCGACATCACCGGCTGTACCTCGGACGCGCAGTGGGTGACATTCACGCTTGGCGCGCAGTCCCCGTTCCGCATCATGTTTGGCCGTCACCCGTATTCCGCGGATAGCTGCATCTGGCGGTATAAGTCTCAGCAGTGTGGTTATACCGGCACGCTGCCAACGTGCTCATTCCGCCTCGGCGGAAGCAATGGATGCCGCGCGCACAGCAATCAACTGCGCTTCGGTGCATTTCCTGGTATTGACTCCAACGGTTTGAGGGCGGTGACACGATGAGCGTGTATGTTGCAAGGCACATCCGTGTAACCCTCCGCTTGCCGGTAATTCTCTTGAAGATGACGTGGGTATGCCTTCGATGCGGAGCATGCGCCTGCGAGTGGTGGCGCTGGATGAATTGGCAGTGCCGAGTGGCCCTTCTTCCGGACGATGAATTTGAAAGGCTGATGTTGATGCTGGCGGACCTGCGAACGTGAAGTACCGCGATCTCATCGGCGCACTGTACACGCTGGGCGGACGTGGACCCGAATATGACTGCGCCAGCCTCGCAATTGAGCTACAGCGACGGCAGGGTTTTGCGATGGAGATACCGCCATCGCCTAATGCGGAGAGTGCGCAGCTTCGCACCATGCGTGTGATTCTGCGCGGAGCGTGGCGAGAGATACAGAATCCGCTGCGCGGCTGCTTGGTGTTCTTTCCGACCGAGGCCCATGTGGGAACTATGCTTGACGGCTTCCGTTTCCTGCATACGACAAGCGAAGTAGGACACGCGCACATCGACACGTTAGAGTCTCCGCTTTGGCGCACAAAGCGCCGCGCATTCTACGTTCCAGCGTAGGATGCTGACCGTCTGCGAGAACCCATTCAATCTGCAAAGAGACCAGCGCGCGATTGCGCTGCTTCCCGCCGAGACAGTCGGCGAAGCACTGGAGCGTGAAGGGCTGGATGGCCGCTATGTGCTGTCGTGCAACGGAGAACTGTTGCCGCCTGAGCGTGCGCTTGCGTATGTGCCGCAGGATGGCGACGACTTGCAGGCTGTTCCGCTGCTGGAGAACAGTACGCTAAAGTCTCTGGCGATGATTGGCGTCACTCTACTTGCGGCTGCCGTGACCTATGGCGCTTCCTTCACAATCGCTGGAACCACCTTTGGATTCACTGGACTAGGCCTTAGTCAGACTGCATCCGCGATTGCTTTCAGTGCTGCGACAATTGGCGGCCAGATTGCAGTAAATGCAATCGCCTCACTCTTCCAGAACAAGCCAGGAGGCGGTAACTATGGTGTCCTTGGTCCCGTAACAACTGCACGCTCGGGCTTGCCGATCCCAAAGGGCTACGGAACCATCCGTACCGCCTCAAACATCGTGGAATCTTGGATCGACATCATGGGTGATAACGGAGATCAGCACGACGTGGATGATGGTGCAGATAGGATTGGACGCCAGTACATCAATGTCCGTTGCAATTTCGGACTCGGTCCGGGGCGGTCGCTAACGGATCTCCGCATCAACGATCAGGACATAGCCAACTATGCAGATGTGGCTTATTGCATCCTGTACGGAACGAATGACCAGGCACCGGTGACGGCCGACGACTCGCGTTGGGTGGTGCTGAACCGTACGAACTATGGGACCACGCAGAATGACTACCCCACCACGGACTTCAACACAATCAATAACAATTATCCCAAGGGGCAGCGTGTGCGTGCGGCAAGCGCGGGCGTGGTTCTTCCGGGACAGCGCTCTGATACGCAAAAGCTGACGGTCTACGTCACCTTTCCGCAAGGGGTGTGGCGCCTTGACGACAACAACGTTATTAAGCGTGCTGCTATCGACTACGACGTGTACTACCGCGTGGCTGGCAGCGGCGATGCCGGATGGGTACGCGTGCTGCCCACCTCGAACGACTACACCGGCTCCACGCACTACTACTACAACATCCGGCAGACACTGCTGCGACAGGCGACCATAATTGATGGCCTGACGCCGGGTAAGTATGACGTGAAGGTGGTGAAGAACGGCAGCGGAGCCGTGCATAATCCGCTGGACCACTTCGAGCACGAGAGTAACAAATGGGGCGACCAGATGTGGGTCGAGAGCGTGCAGGAGACGAGTTACACCACACTTGCTTATCCAAACATGATCCAGGTGTGCCTGCGCATCATGGCCTCAGATCAGTTGGCCGGCGCGGACTTAAATCTGACGGCGGTTATTGACTACGGCTTAAGGAGTGAGTTGCCAGCGGAACTCGCGGAGCTTTCCGAAGACACGCCCGCTGCTGTTGTGTACGACATACTCCACGATCCTGTGATGGGCGCTGACATTGACGACGACCGTATCGACCTGAATTTCCTCTCACAGTGGGCCACGCTGACGCAGACGATGGTGGACGATGGCGACGGTGGTACGCAGAAGTTGGCCGTCTTCAATGGCGTGTTCGACCAGAGCGGGCAAAGCGTATGGGACGTATTGCAGACCATCGGTGTGATGTCTCGTGCGAACCTGCAGCGCGTGGGCACCAAGATTACTGGATGGCTGGACCAGGACGACGACCCTGTGCAGATGTTCCATATGGGCAACATGCTTGCGGATAGCTACTCCAAGACCTACCTAAATCTTGAGGATCGTGCGCAGGAGGTAGCTGTTACATTCGCTGACGCCGACGATGACTACCGCACACGCAACCCACTTCGAGTCATCGCGGACACCGACGAGAACTCGTCCGAAGCGTTGAAGAAGACTGACATAAACCTGCTGGGCTGCACGAGCCGTGCGCAGGCTTGGTATTGGGCCGTGCTTCGTCTGCGTGAGCTTGAAACGCTGCTGCGTACGCATACGTGGAAGTCGAACACGCAGGCGATACGGTGTCGCACGGGGAACATCGTAAAGCTGCAACATGACGTTCCGCAGTGGGGATTCGGAGGCTTGCTCCAAGAGGGAAGCACGGCATTGTCGCTGGTGTTGGAAGCGAATGACTATCCCGATCCGGTCACCGAGACGTGCAATGTCGTTGTGATGCATCCGGCCTTGCAGCGCGCGGCCATTAGCATCACGGCCATCAGCGGAAAAGTGCTAACAGTGTCCGGATATGACGGGACGACTCCGGTAAAGCGGCTGTTACAAGGCGGCGCCGACGTGGCCGTGACGGCCGTCAATGCCACAACGCTGACCGTAGATTCTTCCGATGGACTCGCCGGAGGATCTGCTGCTCTTTGGGATTTGGATGTGATGGAGACGCGGTCTGTGACTGCGCTAAGCGGCAACGTCGCCACGTTGGCATCGCCCTTGTCTGTCGTGCCGCAGGCGCTCGATACGGGTTACATCTATCAATCCACGACGAAGCAATCGAAGCTCGTCCGTATCAAGCAGGTTCGCCGCATGCCTGGTGAGAAAAGCCAGATCACAGCCGTCGACTATGACCCGACGGTATACGACATACCTGCGCCGGTGCTGTAAGGAGAGACGATGCCAACGCCCACCCTGACCATCACGATCTCTCCCTCATCCGCTCCGCAGGATTCTGCCGTCTTCGCGATCACGTGGGACTTGGAGGACTACGGCTCCGTCACCGGAGGAACGCTGCAGGCGCAGCTCGACGGAGCCAACGTTGGGTTGCCGACAAACTTCGGCATCAATAAGACCTTCTCTGTCGCGCTTCCAAACACGACATCCGTAGGCAGTCACGCCATTGTCGTGCAGTTCTCTGGAGACCCCTCCTTTGGGGTTTCTCCTGCTACATCCAACTCTGTATCAATCACGGTGACATCCGGTGGCGGTGGCGGCGGAGGAGGATCATCCACTGGACCGCAAGCGCTCGTGCGCGTGGTGTGTTCATCGGCAGCGGGAACTGTACTAACCCGCACGCAGATTGAAAACGGAGAGCTTCCAGACCGTGCCTATCAGGTATCGTCATTAACCATTGACGCCGCTGGCGGCGGCTACGATGGCTTCTCCAAAGGCACGCTCACGGGAACTGTGGGGGGAACTGCAACGCGCCAAGACCTCACGCTTACGGTAGACGGAGACGGAGCGGTGACAGCGGTATCTGGATATGACTCATCTACGCTTTGGGATGCTCCTCCACGTGTCACGCTGACACGTTGGGATGGCTCAGGAAGCGGCGCTAATTTCCTCGGATACTGATGGCTGCGGTAAGCAGAGAGCATGAAGCGTGTTCTCCTCGCCGTCGCCCTCTTGTTCGCGTCTGTTGCATTTGCTCAGGTCCCGCCGCGCGTAACCCTCACCGCGTCGAACGTGCTGGACAGTGGTGGCAGCGCTCCGTTGATGTCCGGCAAGCTTTGCTTTGTGACTACGGATGCGAACGACAAGCCAATGGGGTATCGCGTCGGTAGCGGTTCGGGGCAGACATCGGCATCGCCCGACCAGGCGCCGTGCGCAACTGTCACTAATGGAGTTATATCGCCAATCCAGATCATTAATAGTGCGGCGTCCAGCCCCCTTAATGCATGCATTCGCGTCGTGACCAAGAATGAAAAGGACATCGAGATACGCCGCAGCAAGTGCGTGCAGACCGGTACCGCTGATACCCTCTTATCATGGTGTGCGGTTTCTGGAGGTGTTGTTGCATGCAACTGGGACAAGTATCCGATTGGCACAATCCCTGTACCCCTAGTGCAGCTGGGGCCACCGGGGCCGCAAGGCAACAATGGCGCTGACGGAACGAACGGTCTCAATGGGTGCATGGTTGGCGGTTCATGCGCGTCTGTTATTGGTGGGTACTTTGGCCAGTATGACGCCTTTGGAGACTCGATCACGCAAGGTGTACAGTCTTCGACATACAACACCTATTCCGAATGCCCACATGCAGGCTCGGGTACATGCTATGTGGCACAGCTCGCCTCGGTTGTCGGTGTTCCTGTAACCAACCATGGTATTGGTGGCGACGAAGCTGCCGATCAGCAGATTAAGGTTTACAGCACATCGTTCTCGACCACGAATCATCAGTTGGTGACGTACCAGATTGGGACGAACGATGGCGGCCAGTATTTTACAAACCTCAATGGCCTGAATATGTTTCGTAATCTGCATGCCGCCACCATCGCATATATCGCCACGGCCGGGCCGAACCAGTATCGCCTCGCCGATAATCCCAACTGCACCTTTAGTGGGTCGTGGGCCTCCAGCACGTATTCTTCGATAGGCAAGATGACTACGCATCCCGGAGATTCCGTAACCTGCTCAAACCTGAACGGAGATGCGTTGTACGCAGCTGTCACAATGATTGATGGCAACCATACTGCGCAGTTCACGGTTGGCGTTGACGGAAGCGGAGCTCAGCCAATTGCATGGCCTTATGGTGATGGCTACGGAACCTTGCCGATCATCACCGGCCACGGCGTTACCTATGGCGATCAGCTTATCCGTATTCCGACCTCGTTCGGCAGTCACTCGATTACGATCACAATGGTCACGGGATCGTCTGGCACGCTGAATGTAAATTGGGTGGCTGGCAACGGACAGACCAATTTTGCAGGCGCACCGACCCTTTTGGTGGCTGGTCCGATCATGAGTTCCACGGTTCCATCTGGCGACCCAAACGTCAACTATAAGCGTGCGGTGTATTCAGAGGTCGTCCATGCGAATGCGGATTTGCTGCAGCAGGACGGCCTTCGTATTGCCTATATGGCCGCAAACAAGGCGATGGATGCAAGCCTGGATGACCTTGCAGATGGTACACACCCTAACGATCCAGGATACGCACACCTTGCAAATGGGTATCTTGCCACCCTCTTATCGGTTTTCAAGCAGGGAATCCGCCACAGCGGCGGCCTCTACGTATCCGGCATGGACCAAGAGGGCGGCGGCGGTGCAGGCTCACACACGGATTATGACTCTTTGCGTGGCGTCGTGACACATCGCGCAATCGCGCAATCAGCCGCGGGTGATACGCAGCCCTATGGCACGGAGCGGTGGTCGCTGTGCCAGTACAACGAGTACGCTCTGCCGGATGTAATCGGCGGAAACACTGATATTGCCTGCCTGCGCGAACTGACGTTGGATGAATCAGGTGTCATCGTGGGGCCAGTTCCATCGACTTCCCGCTCTGGACAGTCTTTCCAACTCAATTTCGCTAACCCTGCGCACTACCCGAGTGACATCCGCGATCTAAATGCAAACAACTATATCCAGCGCCGGGTGCTGTGGTACGGCAACGACGGCGTGCAGGACTACATGTGTTTTGGTATCCCTGGGCCATATGGAGGCACTGGTGCAGAGGGGACAACATGTAGGTTGAAGGTTGGCACCATTGCAAATGTCACTCCAGAGCCCTTGTTTGTGGATATTCCTTCTTCGAGCACGGGCACCAATTACGAGCTTGGAAGCTATACGCAGCCTGGACTTGCTACCGGCAATGCGAATGGCTTTCAGGTGGGAGTTGGGCGAAGTGTTCCATTTAATTCTGCAGTTGTGGGTTTCCATTACGCCGGAGCGGGAAGTCATAGCAATACCGCGACGTTGGGGCTGTTTGGCACTCCTGCCGTGACTGTTGACGGGGACGGCAACGTGACAACCCCTCATGGGTTCACTGGAACTAAGACGGCTGGCACGTGCGTGCTGACGATCTCCAGCGGAATTATCACTGACGTTTCTGGTTGCTGAAGCACGGCAAATTGCCATGATCCGGCTGGACATTCCATAACAGCGCATGAGAATTTTTCGTGCGCTGTTTGCTTTGGTGTTGTGGTTCCCGGTTGTGGGTGCCGCGCATGCGCAGTTTCCCGGCTGCGATCAGGCGAAACCGCTGACCATCACATCGCCCATCACCGCGAGCGGATTGACGAAGCTGGTGACGAACAACCGCCTGCCGAACGGCAGTATCAAGGTATGCTCGTACACCATTCAGGTGCGTACCTCTGCGTCTGCGGCTAACTTCCAGCTCGTCGCCGGTACCGGCACGGCATGTGAGGTGAATACGACGCCGCTGCAGTCAGCCATCGTGGTCCCCGCTTCGGATGAGCGCTCCATCGGTGCAGGGAAGGGGCCGCTGCCTCAGTATGACTTGCCGTCCGGCTACGACCTTTGCATCAACCTGAGTGCCGCCGTGTCCTCGGCAGTTGTTGGAGGCACCTATGCGATTTACTAAGCTCGGCATGCTCCTTGGTCTTATCGTTGCTGGGTTAGTGCTTCTTGCGCTGCCTCTATCCATGTTTCCGCAGGCGGTATCCGGAGGCGGAAACTCTGGTAATGGCGGGATACCAACGAGCCCTGTCTCGCAGAACTCCGGAGGGACAGGAATAAATACCGTCGTAAGCGGACTCTACCGCTGGTGGGACTCGTATGGTGCCTGCACGGGCGCTATCGGCACTGGTGCGAGTGACTCTCTAAATCAGTGCTCTTTCTCGATGGCAAAGCGAGACATCCCTGGGCCTTCGCGCAATTGGTCAGTAGCTGGAACTACGTTTTCGCAAATCCAGCAGAGCATCTTCGCCAACATTGCTCAGTATGAAAACGTGGTTTTGCCTCCGAAGCACGAATACGGAGGCGGTGAAAATGACAGCGTTTCATGTGCTTCCGCATCCGCTTCTTGCGGGGTTGCCATGCGCTTGATGAGATCGGCGGACTGGCTGCGCTTGATGACCCAATATCCGTCGCGTGTCATGCCGAGCACTAGCGCCTGCGCCAAGACCGGAACCTGGACAAACGACACTTCCAATGCGGTGGTTCCGGCTGGCCAAACTACGCTTGGATACCCCGTCTCCAACACCACCGGGACAGGTACACTCACGTGCACTGTACCTACCTCGGCGTCATCCCAGGTATGCCTCACGACTCTGAACACAACAGCAGCCACCGCTGTATTTACAGTCTCCATCGATTCTTCTCTGGTTGTTGATGCGAACTCCGGCACGACATCGTGGTCGGCTACAACTCTCAGTCCTACCAACCCAGCACTGACCGGAGCCAAGGCTTTATATGGTCAGTGCTTTGCTGTGACGCCAAACCAAACACATCAGGTAGTGGTAACTGTCTCCTCCGGTTCCGGTACAGAAATCGGAATGATCAGCACGGTGCCACCACTTGCTCAGCAGCCCTATCTTGCCGTCTACAACGTAATCACGGATTCAGTCTGGACGAATGCGGCCGTCTGGAATTCCATCACGTCCTCTCTGATCACGACGTTTCAGGGATATGGTTTCGGTCATATCTATCTGGACGACCTAGTGAACGGAACGCCTGGCATGAATACCGCTGCGGACATATCATCGTCCGAGCAGGCGCCTCTGCCAGGATCGACTTCCCCTAACCACCCAGGACCGATTGGTCAACTACACATGTATCAGACCGATGTCGCATCAGCGGCAGCAGCAGGCTTTCGCTTCTCTGGTACTGGTATGGGAGGAAAGAGTACCGAGCTTGGCGTGTCATCTATTCCTTTCCGGTTTTACCCATACGGCCACGGACAGGCTCAAACGTTCTATGAGAAGTTCCACCTCATGGGAGATTCCAATTTCCCTAGCGGTGTAGCTCTCTATTCCGGAAATAACTTTCTCGCCGGGTATGCGACGTATACAGACGCTTCGAGTGGGCAACCGTGGTCTGGAAAAAATATCCTCTCGGCCTTTTCCCCCGCAGTGAACACATTGTGGAATTGCACTTCCACAATCCCCAACAACACTGCGCTCACCACGGTTGTTGCGAGCTCTATCTTCACGACAAAACTCTGCGATGATCCTGCCGGAAATGCCTATCGCAACATCATTGTGCAGACTGTCGGAACTGCGATTGCGTCAGCCGCAACCATCGCGCCTACTACAGGTCTTGTCCACGTCACAGGCACGGCGGCCATCAGTGCCGTCACACCCCCACCAGGAGTGTGTGACAAGGGCGCACTCGGTTGCACAATCACCCTCATTCCTGATGGTGCATGGACGTTAGCTACTGGTGGAACGCCCTCTACGACGTCGTTCACTTTCAATAACGCCACCACAGCCGTTGTAGGACGACCTATGGCTCTTACCTGCGACGTTGCGGCGCAAAGATGCTACGCTCCTTACTAAAATCTGAACATAAAGTGCGCGGGGCTGGCTAAGGCTGGCCCCGCTTTTGCGTGTTTGGCGCACATTTCTCAACACATGGGATAACCACCATGAAGCCATGACCACTGCACGCAAATTCGAGATCGGTATAGCTTTTCTGGTGGTGCTCTTCCTTGTGAGCGCCTACATCCGCGAACGTGAGGCGAGGGTAACCGCAGAGGCTGCAATCGCGGCCAAGACGGATGCGCAGAAAGAGCGTGACACTCAGACTGCCGCGGCAATCGCGGATCTCAAGAAGCAGATGGACGGCGTAAAGACTGCCCCGCAGGCTGCGCAGGTGATTGAGCGATACATCGCCGCGCCGCCTACAGTCAACGGACCTTCGTTGAGGACTGCCGATCCGGTCACCGTTGTGGAGCAGGGCGACTTGAAGGGCTCGAAGGTATACGACGAGCTACCCGCAGCGCCGGATACCGAGCAGCGCGTGATTCTGACGGATGCCCAGGCGCAGACGATTGCAAAGCAGCAGATTGTGTGCGATGCCACACAGAAAAGTCTGAGCACATGCAGCGCGGATCTCGCGGACCAGAAGCAAGCGACCGCTGTAGCGGTGAAGGCGCTTAAGGGCGGGAGCTGGATGCAGCGGGCGTTGCGCGTTGCTGTTCCGGTGGGATGCGCTGCCGGCGGGGCGTTTGCGGGTGGCTATTTGAAAGGTGCGCAGGGAGCGGCTCTCGGTGCTGTGGGTGCCGGCGTGCTCTGCGCGATTGGATTCTAAGGAGGCGGAATGGGTGAGCTACTTGAGAAGGTGAAGTCGTTCCGCTGGTGGACGATATTGAAGGCGTTGCCGTTTGAAGGTGGCCCGAGTTCCACGAAGTGGGTCTATCTCGCTTGGAACATGATTCTCGCTGCGGGATTCTTCGTGTGCGTCCTATCTCTTTGCTTTGTTCATGTCCATACGCATGAACATCGAGTGGACGCGGCAATGGTGGGCTTAATCCTTGGTCTGGCAGGCACGGGGAGTACATGCGCCACGCTGGCGCTCAATCACCGCCGTTCGAAGAATACTGAAGTCGTGATGGCAAAGCAGGAGGGTGAGACGCGTGGCTGAAGAGGCAACCTCCCTACAAAGAATTGAGCGCATGATGGAACGCCTGATGATTCAGCTTTTGGGTTCCGTTGAGGGCGACACGGAACACGGGCGCCTGCCACGAGTTGAAGCGGAGGTGGCCGACCATGACAAGCGTCTGCGTAGCCTCGAAAACATCTATGTCCGCGGTACCGGTGTGACGTTGGCTGTAGTCGTTGGCTACGAGTTGCTGAAAACCTGGTTCCATAAGTAACGGAGACACATGCAGAAATCACTCGATGCAAAGATTGTGGCCGGCGTGGAGCGGGCGTTGGCGACGAAGTTGTCTCACCGCGACATCGCGATGCAGTTCGGTATCTCTGTCGGTAGCGTGTCGAACGTGAAGGCGCGTATGGCGCAGCCCGTAAAGGCGGCGGGGGTACGCGCTGACAAGAAGATCGCTACATATCACTGGCGTGACTTCATTGAACCAGCGAAGGCAATGCAGCGGCTCAAGAAATCAACATCGTGGTCGCAGGATCAAGCACGCATTGAGCTTGGCGATGGTAAGTCGCCCGTCATCCTGTGCGGGTTCGGTGACCAGCATATCGGCTCGTACGGCGCGAACTACGACGGCTTCGTGGCGATGACCGAAGAGATTGTCAAAACCCCCGGCCTCTACATCGCTTTGATGGGCGACTTTGCTGAGATGGCCATTCGTCTACGCGGCGTACTGGAGGTGACGAGCCAGGTGCTGACGCCGGAAATGCAGGAGGCGTTCCTGGAGTCGTGGCTGGATGAGATCCAGCACAAGGTCGCCTTCGCCACATGGGACAACCATGCTGTCATGCGACAAGAGGCGCAGGCTGGTACTTCCGCCGTGAAGAACCTGCTGGCGCGCCGGTGCGTTTACCACAACGGCATCGGCCATTCTGACATCGTTGTCGGCAAACAGGTCTACAGGGCTGCAGCCAGCCATAAGTTCCGTGGCGGCTCCATGTTCAACCGGTTGCATGCCCAGGGCCGGTACGTTCGACAGCAGGCGGCAGACCGCGAGCTGGTGTTCATGGGAGATATTCACCAGTGGGCGTTCTCGGCGACGGAGGACGCGGGCGCTGAGCGCGTCTACATCACCGGCGGTACGCTCCACGAGAACAGCGGATATGCCAAGCGCTTCTTTAGCCTGACAACCGCGGCGCACTACCCCTGCGTGGTGCTGATGCATGATCGTCACGCGATGATTCCGTTCAAGTCCATCGCAGAGGCCAGGACATTTGTCGCAGGGTGGGAGAGAAGTGTTGGCAGGAATTGAAGAGACCTTGACCGAGCGGGGAGCCCGTTACGGTTCATTCGATGAGCAAGCTCGCATCTCGCAGAACATCAAGCGGGCTATGATGGACTCACCCAACTGGCCAAAGCTGTCAGATGCCCAGCGTGAGGCCCTGGAGATGTGCGCGGTGAAGTTTAGCCGGATTCTCCACGGTGATCCGAACTATGCCGACTCGTGGCACGACTCACAGGGGTATCTAAGGTTGGTGGAAGACAGCCTAGCGGCAGGATAG